ACATCGCACCACACCCTACGGCAACAGGAAACGATAAACCACATGCTTTTTACTTTCTTTTTAATGTATTAAATAAAACAATCAACAAGACCCTTTTCTTTTTTTTTACACCACATTTTCACACATTTCGGGCTCTTCGGGGGCGACAACCAACAGCTCTTTGATGTCGCTAATCAGCTCGCTCTTGAGCACGTTCAGCAGACCGCTCACGTCGCTCAGGTAACTGTTCTTTTCGTCGATTTTTTCTTTAATCTCTTGCAAGTCTTTGTGCACCTCTTCGAGCGCCGCTTCCGACTCCTTCTGATCGCCCACCATGAGGTCGCGCACCAGTTGTCTGAGATTCTTGTAGGACTGCGACTCGCTCTCGGGGATCGAGGAAAGATACTTACACACCACTATGGCGTGCACAAAACTCTTGTTGTTATTCTGGATCTTGTAGGTGGCGTGAGTTGTGTTCCAGAGTTGAGTGTTGCTGAGGCGGACGTAGGGTGAGAGCAGCTGCGCCACAGCACCGATCTCAGCGTAGCCGTTCACCATACCCTCGTCGTTGGACACGATGAACACTTCGATAGGACCCGAGTTGTATTCGAACGCCATTTTACACACTTTCACCTTATATTCTCAAAATTGATAAAAGGTGTTTAGTGGTACCGCGTCGCTGTCTACGTACCAGTGCAGCAGCAGCACGAAAAAATCCACCAGGTCGTTCGACTCGTACAAACTCTTTACTTTATAGACAAAGTCGAAGAATGAGTTGTAATTGCTGTACTTGTAGGTGGGGAGTTGGCGGTTCTCCATGTACGTCATGTACTTTTTAAGGCTCATGATGTCCAGTTTGCGGATGAGCTCGTTGTTTCCGTAGCGCTGTTTACCCAGATCGACCTCGTATTGGTGGTTGTTGAAGTTGCGCAGGAGTTTGATGTTGTAGCTGTTGGGTTTCTTGCGTAGCGAGTTGAGGGTGCCGCGCAGAAACGCCACGTACATGGTGTAGCGGAAGATCTTGCAGTCGTCCTGCCACTCAAGAAGGAACGGCTCCCTGTATATCGACACCTTGTCGAAGATGAGGCCGGTCTCCTCGATAAACTCACGCACCGCGGTCTCGTAGTCCTTTTCGCCGGCGTCCTGTCTGCCGCGCGGGATGCTCAGCTTCTCCACAAACGGAATGTGCTTATTGTACTTGAGATTCTTGTTCACGCGCTCGCTGTACGACTTGTGCGCTTGCAAAATCACCGCCTTGTTATCGTTTGTTAAGAGCAGCAGCCCCGAGTGTCTACCCTTTTTAACCATGTTAAAAGGTGCACCCCAAATCGACACATTACCTTATTATAAACAGGTGTTGCTTATCGTCCTTCCACCGCAGTTACTTAACCCTCCAACCCAATCCTACTTCACGTCTCCTTTAATCTTTTTTTATCTCGCTAATCACATCGCTATCTCCACCAGGCGGGTCGGGTCGTGCGTGCCCGTCGTGATGCGCTTACCCCTCACAAAGTCCACCTTCAGCTCCATGTCGTTGCGCACCACCTTGTTCTGAGCAGCGGCCCGCTTCAGCGCGTTGCAGCGCCTCGAGTTGAGCTCGAGCGGGTGCATCAGGGCCGATTTTTCCAGCGTGAAGGAGTTGAGACAGCCGCCGTTCACCAGCTCTATAGCCACTATCGTGAACAGCAGATACATCGTCTCATAGTCTTCGTAGGAGAACACAAAGCGGTTTTTCAGACAGTAGTAGTAGAACTTCATCGAGTTGTACGTGTAGAAGAGGGTGTTGGGGAGGTAGTTTTCGGTGTCGGTCACAAAGATGACGTTGAGGTGACGTGACAGGATCAGAGGTGCCAGCAGGCTCAGCGCTGTGGCACTACACTTGTCTTTGGTGCAATTAATTAGGCACACGTTATCAAGCAAGTTGTTGGTGACTATGTTGAAGTTGGAGTTGAGCATGTGCTGCAGCCGGCTTATGTTGTTGCGGTCGAGCTCCAGCATCACGTACACCTGGCTCCACTTGTAGCGCTTGGTCACATCTGCCACCGACCTGATGCAGCACAACATCTTCTCGAAGCACGCGTCGTTCCAACCCCTACCTCCCACCTTCTTTTCGTCACTCACATGGTGTTTAAAGTCGAGACCGCTCTGTATGAGGTTCGTGGTCATACGAATACTCAGCTGCTGACCCAGGGTGTAGTTATCTTCGTAACCTCTCTCCCACAGGCAGTTTTCCACGAACGCAGTCAGCCTGTCGTAGCACTCAAGCCGCAGCATCGCCTCAAGTCTACCCACATCACCTTTATACCATCTATCCTTCAGAACCGTCAACAATAGGCTTTTGTCTGTGTCGCTCAAGTCGCCGGCTCCGTACTTTACGAACAGCTCCAAATCGTCGGGGTTGCACTCTTCGACCCGATCCAAGTGGAACCTCACAAAGCTAGCGCAACAGCTCACGAAACCTTCCTTGACCACCACACGCTGGTCCATCAAACGGTACCAGTGGCACTCGGTGACGCCCACCCTGCTTACCAACCAGTACCCCAACAGTGTGGGGAACAGGTACTTGACGCAATGCGGAAAATACTGCGAACGGATGTGTTGCACGGTGAAGAACGGAGATTCGTTATTATAGCTAAGAGATTCGTTGAGAGATTCGAGACACATCGTATAAACTATAGCCACCAAAGACACGCTGCACTATTTTATGTATGGTTAGTGGCGTGCTGCACATCCGTGTTAAATAAGATAAATTACAATTACAGAAATGTCTTTGAAAGATTTATACAACGAAATAATCAGGACGCAGCAAGATATCGCGATTACCTACGGAAGGGTTGTAGTGGTCGAGAACGAGCTGAAGAAGAAGATCACCGAAGGCGATCAGTCTGACGGCATAGTGTCCAAGCTGGAGGAGTTACAGAAACAGGTCGACGATGTGGTTTCTCTTTTGAGAAAAATCAATAACAAACAAGATGAGATTGAACAAGAGCTAGAGGAGAGGAAAATTGTAGAAGTGAAACCCGATGATGAGGCTGGAGAGGTGCATGAGGTTGAAGGTGTTACAGAAGCCGAATCCGAAACCAAAGAACCTGAAACCGAACTTGATGAGCACAAATCTGAAGAACCCGAACCAGAAGCTGAATCCGACGATTTGGATGAATAATAACCACAACTTAGCTCTTAATTCTTAATTTGAATCTAAATAATGTACCATGATAACAAGTTTGACGGTCGATGTCGAGTATTTTTTCATAATGACGAGGTTGGCCTAAAATCTTTTTCAAAAAACTTTTGGATGACAGTCTCGGCATCAAAATTTTCTATCAAACCATGTCTTTAGAGGTTCGTTCTATCAAACCATGTCTTTAGAGGTTCGAAGTGGCGAGTTTGAAGTTTGTACGGTCCGCGTTGGACGTGTCGGAAGAAGGTTGATGTGATGTCGGAGAAGGTTGATATTCTGGTGAGGTGTGTACGAGAGTTAGTAGTCGAAATGAGTTGGTCCAAGACATACGGGTTTTCGGTGGAGAGCGTGGGTGATCTGCAGGAGTTCAAACGCTACTTAGAGGAGACGGCCGTGTCCGAGACCCTAAACGTGGGCCGACACATAAACGAGCTGGTGGACACAGACTGGAAGAGCGTGCAAGTGTGTCTCGAAGACGAGCTGTTGGTGTATTACAGACTGTGCGAAGAGTGCGGAGAATTGGGGCGACAGGGTGTCAGTAACCGATCACCGATCGACTTGAGATGTGTGGTGTGCAAAAAGTGCGGCCACTGCTTAGTCGTGAAGGATCCGAGACAAACGATGGAGCAAGACGACGAAGCCTTGTACATACTGGCCGAGCTCAACGAGATCAACAACAACCCCACCGATTACTGAGAGTATATATGTGAGGAGCGAACGCACAACCCTTCACTATTTTTCAAACCTCCACCAAGATGACATCTCTCGCGCCGACTCTGATTCCCTTCGGTAACGACACGCGCCAGTACAAAGACACACACCACCATTACTGCGGCTTCTTTAGCCTCACCCTTCTGGCGTGCATCGTGGACGACACTGTAGTGATCGACGGCAAGCAATACCCGGTGTCAGACGAGACTGCAATCGACTGGGCGTTCGACGGTGAGGACACGATCGTGACGGAAAAGCGGCTGCTGTACACGGAGCGCGCGCTCAGACTTCACACTCCCATCTTTAACGTGCACAACGAACTCGTGGGCCTCGTGCTGCGCGGGTACATCACCAACGACAGCGACCACTGTTACGCCATACAAGACGGTTTCAAGCTCTACAACAACCATCTGAGTGGTATGAACTTGGTGGTGCGCGAGAAGCGCAAGCCCATCGCGTACGCAGACCAACAGTTTGACACCAAGGCCGAGCTCTGCGTGTACCTCCGCGCACCCAAACACCCGAATCCCACTTCCGCCATCTTGTACCACTCGGCGCGCAAAAACGCGCAGCTGATGCTCTACAGGGACGGTGTGCAGTTTAGCAATTCTCAGTTGCGAAAAAACGTGTTTGGACCATTATAGTGTGTAGTAGTAAGATTGAGACACCTTGTTTAAATAAATTTTTAAAACATACTCTTTTTTTTACTAAAAAGATGTCCTATGTAACGGGTGTAGACAACTACAATGCGGCGCTGTACGCCATGAACCGCCTGAATCTGCGCTACGTTCTGTTGTGGAGAAAGCGGTTCCCGCACATCCTCATCGATTACACGATCCGCTGGGCGACCAACGACGATTTTTACGTACCGCCGTCTCTGCGACTGGTGAACGCCGTGGTGACGGACGTGATGTTTTCCAAAGAAGGGTGCGAGGCGATGAGCTGCTAC